TCATGAAGATTTCCCGCGAGCCTTTTGATCGCATGATCGCGGCGCATCCAGAGTGGAAGCGCAAGGGCTACAAGCAAATGCCGGACGCGGCGCGCAAGTTTTACTATGAATTTTTCCGCTTCGGCCACGAAGGCGAAGAAGAGCTCGGCGAGGATATCGGGTTCTGTTTGGAGCATCGCAAGCTTGGCGGCAGGGTCTTCATCGATCCGATGATCAAGCTGCTGCACGTCGGCGAAAAAGAGTACACCGGAGATATCGGCGCGCTCTTCGAAGCCGCCGAAAACGAAACACAGGCAGCGTGAGGCGAAGATGACCGATCTCAATACCAAATTCGTCACGCCCAACAAATACGGCCAAGCCGAAACCGGCACCGTTGGCGACGCGCTCGCGGCGAGCCCTGCCGCGACGCGCACCGCGATCGGAGCGCCCGTGACGCCGGTTCCCGCGACCCAGCTCGCGGGCGGCTTCGCCAAGAAGGCACTGATCGCGGGCGGCGCTGCTGGCAATTTTACTGTCACCGGCATCAAGGTTGGCGACGAGATCGATCTTGTTCTTCGCTTCGTCGGCGCTGGCGTCGCCGTGACCGACGTCAGCGATATCACTTCAGAATTCACGATCACCGCGACCAACACGATCAACAACACTGCCGGAACCAACACGACCGGCGACAAGCTGCTGATCCTCTATACGAAGCTCACGGCATAAATCGGAGCGCTGCGCATGAAAATGGTCAAATTCACCAAGTCAATGTCGCCGCACGGCGTCGGCGACACGCGCGTCGTGCCTGACGAAATTGCCCGCCGCCTCGTCGACGAAGACGTCGCCGAAATCGTGCCGAGCATGTTTGACGCGACGAAGAAGAAGCCCGGCTATCTGACGAGAGGAAGTGCGAACCGATGAACCTTCTCACCCTTCCCGGCATCACGACGGCGATCGCGGCGACAGCCGGGCAGATCGTCAAGTACAATGCGAAAGTGCTGGCGCTTTCGCTTCAGGCGAATCTCGTTTATTCGGGCGGCGGCACGTCGGTCGATGCTTATGTGCAGTCGACGCTCGACGGCGGCGTGACGTGGTTTGATATTGCCAATTTCCACTTCACCACGTCGTCGGCGATCAAGCAGTACAATCTCAGCGGTCAGACGCCGGTCACGACGGCGCGCACGCCGAGCGATGGATCGCTCGCCTCCAACACGTCGCTCGACGGCATCTGGGGCAATTGGTTCCGCGCGAAGTATGTGATCGTCGGAACCTACACCGGCATCAACACTTTGAGCGTCGATATGGGCGTCGATCTCGCCTAAGCAGAGAGGCGAACATGACCGACTGGATCAGCAAGATCATCACCACGCCTGCCGTCACGCAAAACCTGACGACGCTGGCGACTGTGAAGACCGAATTGAACATCCTCGCCACCGATACCGGCGACGATGCATGGCTGGCGCAGGAGATCACGCAAGTCTCCGCGATCGTTTCGAATTACTGCAACCGGCGCTTTATGCCCGAGCAGCTCGTCGAGACGCAGCAAATCCAGCAAGACCCGTACCCGTATCAGACGCCGGGTGGCGTGCAGCCGCTTCAGCTTTCGCGCTGGCCTCTGATCAAGGTGAATTCGGTCAAGCAGATTTATCCGATCGCGGTCAGCAATGATCTCACCGTCGACGTGAACTTCTCGATCGACTTCGACAAGGGGCAATTGCAGCGCCTCAATGCATGGACCGGCGTCGCCGTCATCTGGGAATCGTTGCCGACGAAGATCGATTATTATGCGGGCTATGGCGCGGAATCGATCGAGACATGGACGATCCCGGCGACGCCGTATCAAGTGACGCCGAGATTCGGCACCACGCTCGCCTTCATCGTCAGCGTGACATACGCGATCGGCGGCGCAGCTCTGACGCAAGTCAACGGCGCACCGAGCCACGGACAGTATGCCGTCGACACGTCGACGGGCCTTTTCACCTTCGCGGCGGCTGACACGACGCTTCAAGTCGTCATCGATTATGTCTATTCGCAAATTCCCGCCGACGTTCAGCATGCGGTCCTTCGCTCAATCACGCAGAGCTTCAACCAGCGCGATCGCGATCCTTTGCTCATGTCAATCGATCAGCCGGGCGTCGGCTCGAAACGATATTGGATTCCGGGGGGCGGCAAGGACGCGATGCAGAATGGCGGGTTGCCGCCTGAAGTCGCTGGCGTGCTCGCGCCGTATCGATCGCCGGTTATCGCCTGATGGCAGACAAGATCGACGTCGAGCTGCGTGGTGATCGTAAGATCGGCCTTAGCTTCGATCGCTTTCCGACGAAGCTGAAGAGCAAGCTCCGCGTCGTCATCAGTGCGCAGCTCGACAAGCTTCTTGCGCGCATCCTCGAAGAAGAGCCGCACGACAAGGGCGCGCTGCGAGCGGCGACCAAGAAGCAAATGTTCGACGATCAAGACAAGGTGTCAGGCCGCGTCGCCGTCGTCGATAAGAAGCAGCTTCGAAAAGCTGGCGCGTTGGAGTATGGCGGCGCTGGCCGCGACTTCGAAGTCAAAGGGCACTTCGCCAAACTGGATCATAACTTCGCGGAAAAGCTGGCCGAGCCGCTCTATGTTTTTGTCGAGGCGCACGATCGCACCCTGAATATGGCTGGCAAGCTTTTCATTCGCGGCCCGGCGCACGCCATACAGGATCAAACGATCGCGGCGATGCGCGAAGCTGTCGGTCAAAGCATCGCGGAGTCCGACAGTGAACAATGACCACGAACAAGTTTTGAATGCGCTTTTCACGCTGCTGAAGAACGCCGTGGTTGTGAGTTTTACGGCAGGCGGCTCCATCAACACGCCGACGCTGACCGGCGTCAGCTCGGTCGCCGGGCTCTTCAACGGCCTGCCGGTTTTCGGACCATCTGTGCCGAAGGGCACCGTGATCAGCAGCTTCGACGCGACAGCGATGACGATCACGCTCAGTCAAAACTTGAGCGCCAACGTCTCAGCCGCCAGCGCCTTCACCACCGGCTTCCAAACCGCCAGCCGCCGCGTCAGGCTTTGGACCGACGTCTTGAGCATCATGCCGTGCCTCTACATGCGGCACGTCACGGACAAAGACGATTATGTGCAGACCATCCTTCAGAGAACCACGATCGACGTGGAAATCTGGATTTACTCAAACGCTGGGCAAGACCCAAATCTCGCGCCCGATATCACGCTCAACAATCTCTGCACCGCCGTCCGCAATGCGTTGAAGCCCGACTATCGCGGCGCTCCGCAGACGCTCGGCGGCTTGGTGCAATGGGCTCGCGTCGAAGGCGAGTCGACATACGATCCCGGCGATCTCGACAAATTCTCGAAAGCTCTCATCCCCGTCAAAGTGCTGTGCCCATAGGCCCCTGCTCATAGGAGAATAGAATGACCAATACCAATGTTGTGCCGCAGGGTCTTTTCGGCCCCGGCATCCTGTATGTGACCCGCACCGACGTCGCGAATTCGACGCCGGTCAACATCGGTTACATCAACGAATTCTCGACCGATTTCACCTTCACCACCAAGCAGCTCTATGGGCAGAATCAATTGCCGCTGCTCGTCGCTCGCGGCACCGGCAAGCTCACCGGCAAGATGAAGGCCGCGACGCTGTCTGGCATTGCGATGAATAACATCATGTTTGGCGGATCGTGGACCGCTGGCACGCAATACGATCTCACCGCGAGCGCCTCGACGGCGGTTCCGGCGACGCCGTTCCAGATCACGCCCACCGTGCCCAGCTCCGGCACGTGGAACAGCGATCTCGGCGTCATCGTCTCCGCTGTCGGGACGAGCGGCTATCAGATTGGTCAGGCGTTGACGAAAGTCGCGAACAGCCCAACCGCAGGCCAATACTCCGTCTCGGCTGGCGTCTATCTTTTCGCGGCTGCCGACAATGTCTTCGGCATCAGCGTCATCATCAATTTCAGCTACTCTTACGGCACCACGGCGTCGGGGCAGAACACCATCATCACCAACCAGCCGATCGGCACCACGCCCACTTTCCAAGTCGACTATAAGACGGCGCTGTATGGGGCGACCTATTATCTTCGCCTCTATCAAGCCGTGTGCAACAAATGGTCGATGGGCCACAAGCTCGAAGACTTTGCGATGCCGGAATTCGATTTCGAATTCTTCAGCAACGCTTCGCAGCAAGTCGGCATCCTGTCGCTGGCGACGCAGGCATAATACCAAAGGGCTCGCCCATGCTCGGCGGGTGTCGTGCTGGATCAAACAGGCCGAAGCTTCGGCCTTAGCCAGCGATCCGCCAAAGCGTGTAGGCCCCTTCGCTTTTCGAAAAGCTTCGAATTGCAAATCCGTCGTGGTGGCGAGCGCGGCGGGCTCTTCAACCCCAAACCAAAGGAAATTCTGTGAGCGATTCCCGAGAAATCGTTCTTGCAGGCAAGACCTACAAGATCACCGTTCCCCTGACGCTCGATCAATTGATCGCGGCGAATGTCGGCATGCAAATTCCGACTTCCACCGATCCGATCGAGGAAGCCAAGCTTGGTTACGAGCGCGCGATGAATGTCATCGTCGCGGCTTGCGCGCCGGAGCATCCCGAAATCACGAAGGAATTTCTGCGCGGCTTGCGCGGAATGTCCCTGAAGGAATTCAACGCGGCCTCAAAAGCCGTGTATGAAGAATCGGGCCTCATCGCGCGCAGAGGCGACAGCGAGCCGGGGGAAGCGGAGGGAGCGTAATCGACTGGAAGTGGATGGTCGCCCGACTGGCGAGCGGCTTGAAAAAGCTTCCATCCGAAGTCCGAAAGTCGATGACGCTCCCAGAGGTCTACGATCTTTTCGATCACTGGCGAAGATTCCCGCCAGAGCATGAGCTGCTCGCGATCGCGCTTCGCGTCTATACGACGTGGCGTCCTGCCGAGCCAGCCATGACGCCCGAAGAGAGAGAGATCGCCCACCTGAAGTCGCTCGAAGAGCGATGGGCGGCGGGGTACATGAACGTCAAGCAAATGTTTGAGGCCGGAGGCGGCACACGCTTTGCGACGACGGCACCGGGAGAAATCATGCCCGGCATAGGGCCGTTCCCCGGCGCTATACCAGCAGCGCAGGCGGCGGCTCATTAGAGCTGCCGCCTTTTTTCTTTGAAGGGCTATCCAATGGCTTCGAATGTCGACGTCAAAATCACAGCCGACGTCGCCGATCTCACGGCGAAATTCGCGCTGGCGAAGCAGCAATCGCTTGAGCTGACGAAGGAGCTCAACCAGCTCGCCAAGGATGCGGCGGCGTCTGGCGGCGATCTGTCCGGCCCGCTGTCAGAAGGCTTGCGCAATGCAGGCGCGAAAGCCGCGCAGGCAAAGGCCGAGATGACGAGCTTGGGCAACGAGCTCAAGAAGACGCAGGAGCACGGCAAGGGCTTCGGCGACAGTTTGAACGTGCTCCGTGGCGGGCTCGCGGCACTTGGCATCGACGCATCTATTCAGGGCTTGAAGGCATTCGGCGAAGCCGTCGAAGAGAATGCCGCGCATCTTCAGCACGAAGCCGACGTGCTTCAGCTCAATGTGATCGCCTATCAAGCATTCCGGCAGGCCGCGATCGAGAGCGGCGTCAATGTCGATGATGCCGATGGCGCGATCCGCCGCTTCAGCAAGAATGCGGGCGAGGCCGCTGTCGGTAGCGGCAACGCTGGAAAAGCGTTTCTCGAAATGGGAATCAACATCAACCAATCGAAGGCCGCGCTGCTTCAGCAAGTCGCCGCCTATGAATTGCATGCGTCGGCGTCAGAGCGCGATCGCTTTGCCACCGAATTGTTTGGCCGCTCCGGCGCGGAGATGATCCCGCTCTTTAAGGAATGGGCGAAAGGCTCTGAAGAGCTCGGCAAAAAATTCGATTCGATGGGCCGGATCATCAACCCGCAAACCACCGAAGCCGCCGAGCAGGCGAACATCAAGCTCAAAGGCGTGTGGGAAGAGATGAAAGTCTCGGCCACGCCGACGATCGTCAACATGACGCAAGCGCTCGTTGGCCTTGTCGAAATCATTCACGCTGTCGGCACTGGCCTAAGCTACATTCAAGACCCGCTCAAGATTTTTGGTCACGGCTTCGAGAGCTTCAAGAAGCCGCCAAAGCCGGAGCAGCAGGAAGCTCCCCCGAAAATCACCGAGAAGGATGAGATCGCCCAGCTTCAGGCGCTCGATCCGAAGATGCGCGAGCGCAACGATCTGCAATTGCGCCTGAACGGATTGCTCAAAGAGAAAAAGGATTTCGAAAAAGAAGGTCATGGGCAAGCCGCCGCCGCCGCGCAAACCGCGATCGACGACGTGCAGAAGCAGCTCGACGCGATCAACAAGCCAGAGAAAAAGGAATTCGGCGGCGGATATTCCAACGCGGGCGACAAGCAGATCACCGAGACGCGCGAGAAAAATGAAACTCTGAAGGCCGAAAACAATCTGACTGCCCAGCAGATTTACGAGCAGGAGCAGGCCAATTGGCAAAAGCTGCTCGACGGGCACAAGCTGAATGCCAAGCAGATCGAAGACGTCAAAAAGGAAATGGCGCGCGAGACGATCGCGATCAACAAGCAGACGGCGCAGGAGCTCGAAGAAGAGCAGAAGTCCGATCTTCAAATGAATGTGACGCTGGCGAGGCTGGCGCTTCAGGAGACGCGCACCAATCTCGAAACGGAATTTGCGCAGCACAAGATCAGCGCGCAGGCAAAATATGATGCCACGATCGAAGCGATCAACAAGGAAGTGAACGCCCAGAAAGCCGCGCAGCAAGAGATCATCGAGTCGGCGAACACGACGGTCGTGCAAAAGCATGAGGCGATGGATCAAGAAGTCGTGCTCGATGCGCAGAAGAACGCGGCGATCGCGGCGGCTGCAAAAACACTCACGCAGGAATTGAAGACCGAAACCGATAAGCAGATGGAGCAATATCGCGATCTGGTGAGCGGCATCAACAGCCTCGAAGGCGGCTTGGTCAATTCCATTCTGACGAAGCGCCAAAGCCTGACGCTCTCTCTTGAGCAGGAAGGGCTCAAGCTGCTGTCAAGCGAGATTTCGACGTCGCTCAAATATCTGACCGAGCGGGCGGAAGTTAACGCGGGCATTCTGGCATCCGACAAGGCGACAACCGACAAGGGCATCCTTCTGCGCATCCTCGGGCTGGGCAGGGAGACGGCGGCGACCGCGACCGCTGCGACGGCCCAGACTGCCGCCGTTGCCGCTGGCGAGGCTTCCAAGACCGCTGTGAAGGCCACAGCGGCGACCGCTGGCAAGGCTTTGAGCGCCGCGACGGCCAGCACCGAGATCAGTCAGGACGCCGCGCAGGCTGGCGCTGGGGCGTATAAGGCGGTTGTCGGCATCCCGATCATCGGCCCGATCCTCGCCCCGATCGCGGCGGGCGTCGCCTTCGCCGCCGTCGAAGCCTTCGGGTCTTTCGACAAGGGCGTCAACGTCGTGCCGCATGACATGGTCGCGCAAATCCACGCTGGCGAGCGCATCATGCCAGCCGCCGACAATCGCGACTTGATCGGCGCTCTCAGCGGCGGCGGCAAGGGCGGCGGGGCTGGTGGCGGCGACGTGCATCTTGCCTATGCGCCGGTCATTCATAACTCCGCGCCGAAGAGTCTCGGCAAGATGCTCGACGAGCAGGCCGGAGATTTCTATTCGTTTTTCAAAGCTGCGAAGCGCGACGGCTATCTTGATTAGTGGAGGGTCGCCGTGGCGGTAAAAGCATTCGACGGATTTGATCATTACAACGCGCTGGCCGATCTGCAATCTCGCTCGAATTTTCTGCAATGGCAGCAGAAGATTTTTGGCAGCGGCGCGACGATGACGATCTCATTCATTACAGGCTTGACCGGATATGGCCGCGCTCTTTCGCTCTTGACCACGAACACTGGCGGGCCAACGTCGAATCTCACTTGCATTCGCGGCGTCTTCGGTGATCGAAATCAAGAAGCCTATATCGGCGTGCGTGTGAAGGGGATTGGAACCGGGCTTTGGATGATCGTCGGAGACTCGATCGGCGGCTCGCAGCAATTTGCGATTCATCTCGACGAAGCGAATTATGCGATCGAGGTCTATAACGGCAACATCATCAACAGCAATGGCACTCTGCTTTACGCCACGGCTAACAATGTCTGGCCGGGCGACGTCGGCTTCTTCTTCGAGGCACACATAAAAATCGATACTGGTGGCGCTGGCCGCGTCGATTTTTCGATCGATAGCGTGAATGTCGGCGGCGCGAACATCACGACGCAGCTAACCGCAAATGCTTGGTTTGACGTGATTGATTTTATGGCGTCGCCTTTGAGCGGCTTCGGCAAGACCATCCTGCTCGATGATTTTTACTATTGCGACACTGTCGCCGGGCCGGGCCTGACGCCTGCCAATAGCATGCTCGGCGATAGCCGTGTCGCGTGTGTTTTCGCCACAGGTGATGACGCCGTGCAATTCACGCCGCTGGCTAATGCCAATTGGCAAGAGATCAGCGAAGTGGCGATGGACTCCGACACGTCATACAATTATGACGCGACGGCGGGTCATCAAGACACCTTCGACTTCCAAGCAATCGAAAATCTGATCAGCACGATCTATTGCCTTCAGCTCACCTATGCGGCGCGCAAGGATGACGCGGGAACGCGCACGATGGCGGGTGTCGCAAAGATTGGCGGCGTCTCCTATGTTTATTCTGCGCCGGACTCCGTGCCCGCATCTGCTACCTATACCTATTTCAGCGATCCATTTGTCTTGAGCCCGGCGACGGGGCTCAATTGGACGCTCGCCGAAATCAATGGAGCGGCCTTCGGTTATAAGCTGGTGACGTAAATGGCAGAGCGCGTTTCCCAGATTGTTCCCGAGACTCTGGCGACCGGCGAGCCTGATGCGCTTGTATCGCAGATCACACCGGAAGCTCTGGCTGCTGGCGTTCCCAATGCGCGAGTGTCACAGCTCACGCCCGAAGCCTTGGCGGCGGGCGCTCCGAATGTGCGAGTTTCGCAAGCCACGATCGAAGCGCTGATCGCCGGTCATATCAATGCCCGCGTGTCTCAGCTTGTGGTGGAAGTTCTTTTGCCGAACATCGAGGTCTTCATGCCGCTGATCTATCCGCAGATTCCACAGTGGACTTATTCGGTGACGTGGACACCGCAATTTTACAATATGCCGACGCAAAAGATGACGACTGGCGCGCAGCTCGACGTCGGGCTTGCTGACTCGCCGCTGCATCAATTCGATCTGACCTATGAAGTGTTGCGCGATCAGTTCAACGGCTCACCGCCAGAATTTCGCATCATGGGAGGCTTCTTTGGCGCGATCAGCGGCAATCTTGGTCGCTTTTTGTTTCCGTGGGTCGACGATCGCTCGGTGCAGAAACAGATCATCGCCACGACGGACGGCACGGCGCATCAATGGCCGCTCGTCCGCACCTTCGGCGAAGGCGACTATTCTTGGACGGAGCCGGTTGGCTATGTCGATTTGTTGCAGGATTTCAATGTCTATTTCGACGACGTCTTGCAGGACCATTCGCAATATACAGTGGTGCAGACCGTGCCGGGCTTGCAGCAGCTCGATTGGGTTTCGACGCCCAGCGCCGGAAAAGTGATCACGGTCGATATGTCATATTATTATTATTGCAAGCTGGCTGACGACAATCTGTCCTTCGAAAAATTCATGCGCCAATTGTGGGCGCTGAAAAAGATCAAGCTGCAATCCTGCCGGGCGGGCACCTGATGGCCGACTATCTGCGCCCCTGCTCGCCAGCTCTCGCGCTCGCGCTTCAAAGCGGCGTGCCAATGTGGAGCGCCGACGTCTTCACCTTCACGCTCGTCGATGGCGTGACCGTCTATAATTGGGCAGCGTGGGACAGCGATCTCACGGTCGGATCGACGGTCTACACTTCGACGAATCCTTGGGTGCAGCGCGGGCAGTGGAACGTCACCAACACGATGACAGTGCCTTCGATGAAGGTGACGATCGCGGCGCTGAATAGCTCCTTCCAAGGCGGCTCAAATCTGAAGCTGCAAATCCACAATGGTCTGTTTGATGGCGCGAGCTTTTTGTTCTCTCGCGTCTTCATGCTCGCGCCGGGCAACACTTCAGCTCTCGGGGCGATCGATCTCTTCGGCGGGCTTGTCGCAGGCATCGATCTGGATGGCGTCAAGGCGCAGATCGTTTGTAAGGGCAAGGTCAATGTTCTCGATCAGAACATGCCCCGGAATATTTATCAGATCGGATGCAACCACGCCTTCTGCGATGCGGGCTGCACACTGGCGCGGGCAACCTATACCACGTCGTACTCGGTCGGCAGCTCGCCGACGACGAGTTTCATTCCGTGGGCGTCTGCGCCAGCTAATCCGGCGCGGTACATCAACGGCACCTTTGCTCATACCGCGACAGGCTCACGCCGAAACATTCAAGCAGCCGACAGCAGCGGGCTCTCGCTGGCATACCCGCTCCCGGCTTTGCCGATCGCCGCCGATGGCTTCACCGCCTTCGAAGGCTGCGACAAGAGCTTCAACAGCGGCTCGGTGCAGAGCTGCACGTCGCGATCGAATACCCAGCACTATCGCGGCTTCGAATTCGTGCCGCCTCCAAACTCGGCTTATTGATCATGTTTGACGTGACAGATTGCAGACTTGGGATCGACGCGCCGCATGTCTCCGGCAAGCGCGTGCTCTTCAAAGGCGAGTGGCATGAATTCGCCACCGAAGAGGCAGCACAGAAGCGCGCGGCATTTGTTGGAGAAGCCCTGCCGTGGGTCGGCACGCCCTTCATCGATTGTGCCGATATAAAAGGCCGCAAGGGCGGCGTCGATTGCGCGATGCTCTTGGTGCGCGCCTCTGTCGACTCCGGCCTGCTCGCGCCCTTTGATCCGCGCCCATATCCGCCGCGCTGGCATCTGCACAAGGATGAAGAGCGCTTTCTTGAGTGGGTTGTCGGCAAGCTTGGCGCTCGCGAGATCGAAGAGCCTCGCTTCGGCGATCTGATCGTCTATCGATATGGCCGCTGCTTTTCGCATGGCGCGATCGTCATCAGCTCGACCGAGATCGTGCATGCGTGGTTTGCGGCCCGCATGTGCCTGACGTCGCTGCGCCGCGAGCCGCTCCTGAACGATATCACGTGGCGCGGCGCAACCATTCCGCGCCCGCGCAAAGCTTTCGAAATGTGGGGAGGCTGAAGCATGGCATCGCTGCTCGGCCTCAATGGGGCAAATGCTGTCCGGCCTATTCAATATTCGGGGCTCAATGTCAGCTCGTCGAAAATGGATTCGCCGATCCCGATCTTCTGGGGCATGCGCCGTCTGACCACGAATGCGATGTGGTACAACAATTTCCAGAAGCACAGCCAAAGCAAGGGCGGCAAGGGCGGCAAGGGCGGCGGGCAGTACGATTACACCGCCGCCGTGATTGTCGGCCTCTGCGAAGGCCCGATCGATCTCATTCAAAATATCTGGGCGCAGGCGTCGACCACGACGACGACGACACTCGCCAAATTGAATATGACGCTCTTCACCGGCACCGCCGCGCAGTCGCCTTGGAGCTATGTCACGACGAATTACCCGGCAGAAGCCCGCAGCTATGCCTATACCGCCTATCTTGCTGATCCCAACATGGACTTGGGGTCGAGCGCGACGATCCCTGACAATCAATTCGAATGTCAGCGCCTCTTGTCCTTCAGCTATACGCACACGACGCCGGGATATATCCATCCCGACAGCCATGCGCAGGACAATGGAATCGACGTGCTCATGTCGGATTGCATCACCGACGTCTTGACCAGCACGCAATATGGTCTGGGCTTTGCATCCGGCGATCTCGGCAGCATCACGCAATATGCGACGTACAATCGCGCGCAGGGGCTTTTCTTTTCGCCGGTAATCGATCAGCAAGACAAAATGACCGCCGTGCTCGATCGCTGGGCGGGCATGACGAATTCGTGGATTTATTGGAGCGGCACGCAGCTTCTTTTTTATCCGCTGGCCGATGGCGCGATCACCGGCAACGGCGTCACCTTCACGCCTGAAAATGATATCTGCTATTCGCTCGGTCCCAATGACGCGATCGGCGACGTGCCCTTCAAGGTGCAGCGCATCGATCCCGCAGACGCTTACAATCGCACGCGGCTCGATATCACCGACAGGACGCTCGGCTATACGAGCAACCCGATCGAGTACAAGGATCAGACGCTCGTCGATCAATATGGGCTGCGCGACAATCCCGCCGTCGATGGGAAAGATTGCTGCGACCCGATTGTCGGCAAAATTATTGTGCAGCTCATCGGCAAGCGCGCCGCGTACATTCGCAACAGCTATTCTTTCAAAACGAATTACCGCTTCGTGCGCTGCTTGCCCGGCTCGGTGCTCGAATTGAACGACCCAAATATTGGCCTGGTTAATACTCGCGTGCGCGTCGTGACCGTGCAGGAAAACGAAGACAACACGCTCGACTTCACGTGCGAAGAATTTCCCGGCACCGTCGCCAGCTTCGGCGCATTCGACCCCAGCGCGGGCAACATTGCGACCACGCCCAACACCTTCGCCGATCCCGGCAACGTCAACACGCCCGCGATCGTCGAGCCGGATTCGGCATTCACTGGCGGCATCGCCAAGCTGCTCATCGCTGCATCGGGCGGCGCGAATTGGGGCGGCTGTCAGGTCTGGCTCTCATTCGACAACGGCGCGAATTTTGTTCATCAGGGCGATATCACGACGGCGGCTGGGCAAGGCGTCCTAACCGCCACGCTGGCGACGCATGCAGCCGGGCTCGATACCACGAACACCATCAGCGTCGATTGCACCGAGAGCCTGACGACGCTTCCGGTTGTCGGCAATTCCGATGCGACGGCATTGCGCACACTGACGATGATCTGCGCACAGCCGACGCTTATCGGCGGCGACTATGTCATGCCGAACAATGGCGAGCTGACGGCGTGGGGCAACACTTCGACGACGGGCACTTACACCGCCGATCTCACTTATTTGGAGCGCGGCGTTTATGGCTCGACGCCTTCGTCGCATGCGAGCGGCGATCAATTCAGCGTCATCGACGTTTCGGGTTTGACCGGCACGACATTCTCTTATGACTTGCCGCCGCAATATATCGGCGTGCCGATCTTGGTGAAGCTGCTTTCGTTCAACAGCTTCGGGAACGAAGTGCAGGACATTTCGACGGTCAACATTTACAAATATACGCCCGCTGGCACCGGCTTCGGCGGCGGCGCTGCTGGCGTGCCGACTGCTCCGACAGGCGGCGTGGCATCGGGCGGCGCGAACAGTGTCGGCGTCGCATGGAATGACAATCCGGCGACCGACAATGTTTTGAATTATCAGGTTTGGTATGGGCTCGGCGGCAGCATTCCTTTCGGGAGCTGCACGCTGCTCGCGACGACTGCGAGCCCGAATTACAACGCGGTCGGGCTGGCGACGAATCAGCTTTATTCCTTCTTCATCGTGGCCGTGAATTCGGTTGGGTCTTCGAGCCCGTCGAGCCGGATCACGGCAACCACGACGACGGCGTCGCTGAATGTGTTTGGCGTGACTTTTTCCTGCCAAGACATTTCGACGAAGCCGACGAGCACGATCATCGCGCGCTTTGCGGCGGGCATTGTCTGGAAGCTTCCGGCGACGGGCAGCTCTCCGGCTGGCTTTGTCGAAGGCAAGGTTGTGACTGCGCCGGGCAGCGACACGATTTTCGATCTTCAGAATGACGGCGTGTCCGTTGGCTCGATCAAATTCGCGAGCGGCTCGACGACGCCGACGCTGATCAAGGCGGCTGACACGACCTTCGCGCTGGGCGATTACCTCGACTTGGTGACGCCTTCAAATCTCAATGGCATGAGCGGCGCTTTCGGCGTCACTCTTATGGGCACACGATAAGGAGTCGAAATGGGAAAGCTTCGGGCATATTCCGTCCGCTTCGCTGGCGTCAGCGTGACGGCGGTTCAGGATTTGATCGCGATCTATTGCGGCTCGTCGATGGCGGTCGAGCTGCACGGCGTCGAGATCGGCCAGATCACCGGCACGACGGTTCAGAATTTGAACGTCAGCATCAAGCGTCTGCCCGCGACCGTCACGGCTGGCAGCGGCGGCAGCACGCCGACGCCGCAGAAGATCGAGCGTGGCGACGCGGCGGCGACGGCAACGGCGCACGCCAATGACACGACGCAGGCCACCACCAGCGGCACGGCTTCGGTCTTGCACTCGGACGTCTTCAACGTGGTGAACGGATATCAATTCTTTTTCCCGCCCGACGATCGCCCGTCCTTCGGCTTGAGCGAGGCTTGCGTTTTGTCTCTCGACACGGCTCCATCAGGCGCGCTTGCAATGAGCGGCGCGCTGTACTTCGCAGAAAGGATTTAAGATGCGGAAGATCATGATGCTTCGCACGCTGCACGGCGATCGCGACAAAGAGACGGTCCACAAGCGGCATCTCGAAGGCCAGATCGCGGCGCACATTCCCGAAGCGAAGCGCACGCCGGGGCCGGAGCGCTGCGACGTCGTCGCGGTTTTCGTCGATGACGATGCCAGCATCTTCGAGCTTCACGTCACCGATTGGGCCGACGCGGCGACGCTTGAGCAGGGCGCGAAATATAACGTCGAGCTGACGAAGGCTTCCTAATGGCGCAATGGTATGTCAGCTCGGTCAAGTATAATGCCGTCGCGGCATATCAAAACACGCACGCCTATAATGTCGGCGACTTCATTCGCGCCACCGCGCCGAGCGCCAACAATCTGCACGTCTTTCGATGCACCACGGCGGGCACGTCGGGCGGCTCGGAGCCTTCGTGGAATGTAAGCGCCGAGAATAACACCACGACGGCAGGCACCGCCGTCTTCACTGTCGTCACCGGCCAGTCGACTTATGGTTGGTCGGCGGCAGCAGGAAATCTTGCGACGCTCGACAACACCGGGACCATGACGACGCCGTGGGCGAGCGCTGGCGGCGATACGATCTTTTTGGATAGCGCTCATGCGCAGACGCAGGCGTCGGCTGTCACGATCAAGGCCGTCAGCACGGTCACGAATAATCCGAACAATCTCATAAGCGTCAATTCGGCGGGATCAGTGCCGCCCGTCGCAGGCGACTATCTGGCGGGCGCGTCGATCGCCACGACAGGCAACAACAGCATCACGATCGGAAGCGGCAACGGCCAATATTTCGGCATCGTCCTGAATTCTGGCGGCAGCATCGTTTTGAATTTCAGCGACTTCTATCCTCTCGCTTTGCGCGGCTGCTTGCTCTGGCTCAACAATTCGCTCACGACGTCGTTCATCAACAACAACGATCCAGTGCGAATGATTTGGGACAATACTCAAGTCAAATTCGGCAACGCTGCGCAAGGCATCAAACAGGTCAACACTCAGGCTTGGGAGCTTGACTGGAAAAATACGGCAAGCGCGATCGCATCTGGCTCGACGCTCCCGACTTATCTTTTCATTCCCGGCACGAGCAGCGTCTTTAATGTTTTCGTTCATGGCGTCGATCTCAGCGCGCTCGGCTCTGGACAAACGCTCGTCAATATCGGCGCGTCTAACACGCCGCTTTGCCACATCACTTTTTATCAGTGCAAGCTCGGCGCGAGTGTCGTCGTCGGTTCTTCGGTCACGGCAGGCGTCGTCAGCACCGGCTATGGTCCCGTCGTCGAAACGATCGATTGCAATTCCGGCGCGGGCGTTGTGAGCGAGCGGCATTGCGCGGCTGGCGATCTCACCACCGAAACGTCAGTGACGCGCGTTGGCGGCGCTTCGACATTCGGCTCTGGGTTTAGCCATAAGATGCAAGGATCGTTCAACGTCAATCCGAGCGCATATTTTCTTCACAGCTTCCCGATGTTCATCCCCAACGCGGCTGTCGGGTCTTCGCGGACCATCACGGTCGAAGTGCTCGACAACATCGCGCAGACGGTGACCTTGAGCCCTTGGGATATCAACGGCGGGATCACGCTTTCAAACGGGAATTTGACCGCCACGTGGACGAGCGGCAGCTCCTATCACGGCATGCGGGCGACGCCGAGCTCGGTGACGAGCGGAAAATATTATTGGGAAGTGACTGGCACCACTGTCCATAATTTCACCGACATTGGCATGTCGCTGCTGACCTATTCGCTGGCGTCGGAAATTTTCAATACCGGCTCTTTCTCATACGAAAGCAACGGCACCTTTTATATCGAAGGGTCAAGCTCTGGCAGCATCGGCTCTTATACGAGCGGCGATGTATTAAGCTTCGCCGTTGATATTGGTGGTGGTTTGGTCTGGGCGCGAAAGAATAGCGGAAACTGGAACAATAATCCGGCAGCTAACCCGGCGACTGGCGCTGGCGGGTTCAACATCGCGACGCTCGTCGGCAAAGGGCCGCTTACCGTCGCTGCGTCTCTTCAGAATTCAAGCGATCAGCTCACATTCAATTTCGGCGCGACAGCCTTTTCCTTTACCGCTCCCGCTGGCTTCAGCTCGTATGGCACCGCCCAGAGAGGCGCGCTGCAAACGAATGAACTTTATCTGGACGTCGATTACATCAATGCGTCGGGCACGCCAGACGGTCGCGTGGCGACGACAGAGCCGACGACGCCACTCACCGCCGCGAGCACGATCGGCACTTCTGTCGCGACATGGAATAGCCCGCCAGCGAGCTCGATCGCGCGCAAGGTGCAAGTGTCATTCACGCCGCAGCGCGCGGGCGTCTTGCGTGCGCAATTGAGGATGGCTGGGATCGGCAAACAAATCTGGGTCGATCCTGTTCCGCAGTTGACATGACGAACATTTATTTCGTTCCCGGCTTCATATACGGCGGGCTCTATCTCGAAGGATATCCCGGCCAAAACTTCGTCTGGGAAGCTGGCATCTTTTGGGACAATGCGCCGATCCCGCCGCCGCCGCCGCCCGGCTCGACGCAATTGCCAACGGCGACGGCTCTCGCTCTCAGAGAGATCGAAGAGTGGTTTCCCGATGCCGGGAAAAGATTCGCCGTCATTGCGACAGCGCCGCCGCCAGCGGCGATCGTTCCTTTCACGCGGCCACCACGGCAAGACTTTGTCGAAGACAAATGGTTTCCGCCCGCGCGCCGCCGCTTCGCGACATTTGTGGTGATCACCACCGACGACGATATCGTCATCGGCCTTATCTGGTAGGAGAGAATTATGCTCACGTCGCTCATGCTCGCGCCGATCGCAAATCGCACTTACGTCGTCAACGGCAATACCTATGTCTCCGACGCCAATGGCATCGTCGCGAACATTCTGAATTCCACCGATCAGGCATCGCTTCAAGCGGCTGGGCTGATGATCATCAATCCGCCGCCGACGAATTTGCTGGGCAAGCTGCTGTCGGCGAATTTCAACATCACCACCGATCAGGCGATCGGCATGCTGATCTCGGTGAAATATCGCATCACCAAAATCACGGTCGAGAACACGACGGTCAATGGAATGTCGACGGCAGCGGGCGGCTTCTATACCGGCGCTTCGAAGACCGGCACCACGATCGTCGCAGCCGGTCAGGTCTATACCGGCTTGACGAATGCCGCGACGGCGCTCGATCTCACGCTGGCGGCACCGAATGCCGTGCTCGCGGCAGGCACGGCGCTTTATCTCAGCCTGACGACACCTCAAGGCGCAGCGGCGCTTGCCGATGTTTATGTCTGGGGCGACACCTACACATAGGAGAATGACGATGCAGCTCACCGAACACTTCAGCCTTGAAGAGATGACGGCGTCCGAATGGGCGCAGCGTCATGACGTTGAAAATTTGCCGCCGCCCGCGATCGCGGCCCGGCTCAAAAGCACCGCCGAAAACATGGAGCTGATACGCGCGCTGCTCGGCGTGGCGATTCATGTCAACAGCGGCTATCGATCGCCGCAGGTGAATCAGGGCGTCGGCGGCGCACCGACGTCGGCCCATTGCGACGGGTACGCGGTCGACTTCCAGTGCCCGCAAAAGGCCAATTATGAGGCGGCGCAAGAGATCGCGGGATCTGATTTGGAATTCGATCAGCTCATTCTCGAATACGGCTGGGTGCATATTTCCTTCGCGCCCGCCATGCGCCGCGAGCTGCTGACGAAGCGCAGCATGCAATCACCTTACGAGCCGGGCTTGCACGCCTAACGGCGTTGCACGCGCGGGATCATCCGGTTCATTGGCCGGTAACGGTTTCTCGGGGAGCTTGCTCCGTCCGATGGGCCGGGTGATCCTTCGCGTGCAACGAAGGGAGAGAATCAATGGAAGCGATTTGGACAACGATCAAGAATTTCGTGATCGATCACTGGCACGTCGGCATCGTCTTTTTCGTGGCCGGTTGGGTCGCGTCTAAGCTGCTCTGATGCCAAGCTATCCGTCTGACGATCATCTGCTGGTGAAGGCCGCGCGCTTCGTCAACATTCTCGACGACGAGCGGAATATTCTTTCGCCGGTCAAGATCAACGTCTGGGCGGCAAACACTGCGACAGCGAGCGCCGGGCTGGTGACGATCCTTCACTGGCTCGGCGGTCATGTCGGCCTGATCGGCGATCTCTGGGGTCCGATCGGCGGCTGGTTGACACAGGCGCACACCGTCCACCATTTCGACAAGCGCGAGCGCAACCTTCAAGAGCAGAGGATGAAATAATGCCGACGTGGCTTCTTGGCCCTTGGGGCTATGTGATCCTCGCCGTCGTGACGCTCGGCATCGGCGCTGGCGCGGCGGGATGGACAACGCACAAGGTCGATCAATCATTTTATGACGAGCTGGTGATCAAGGACAAAGACGCCCAGATCGCGGCGGTCAATCTGGCGATCGCCAATCAGAAGAATCAGGACGAGCTCAATAAAGACGCCGCCGTCAAAGAAGCCGCGGCTCAACAGTCGATCGAGGATAAGAGCCATGTCATCGTGCAAAAAATTCCTACGCTGGTTAGCGATACTTCCACTTGCATCACCTTTGGCCTCTTGCGCGTCCTCAACGCAGCAGCCGCCAATGGAGACGTTGCAAGCCTTACCGGATCGCAGTCTGATGACGCCTGCGCGGGCGTTTCATGGCGTTCATTTGCCAGCGACCTCGCAGACGACTATCGCATCGGGAACAAAAATTCCGAGCAGCTCAACGCCCTCATCGCCGCCGAAATAAATCTGCACGACAACGCGCAGAAGTCGCTCGATGCCGCGAATAAGGCAACGCCGTCTTGGTGGCAGCGCAATTTCGGCGCGCTTACGCCATAGGGATATCTTCAACGCCTGACACGTTTCATTCCGGGGATTGCAATGTCGGAGCCAGATATGACCCAAACGAGCTTGAAGTCGATCGCGGAGAACGTGACGCTCACGGCGCTTTCGCGCCTTGTGCAGCTCGTCGGCATTCCGCTCGGCATCGCCGCCGTGGTATGGGCTGCATCGACCATCAACCAGCTTGAGCTCGGCGTTCAGCAGCTCAAGACGCAGATGGAAGAGCGCACAAGCGATCGCTACACCGCGACCGACGCGCGTCACGATTTCGCTGTCGTCACCGTGAAGATCGACGATCTCGATCGCCGCGTCGGGGTTCTCGAAAGCATTCAGGCGGTAGGACGCCGCGAGCGCTGATTGGCTTCCCGATAGCGGGAAGCCAATGGAGGGGAAATCATGGAACTGAATATGAAGACCGTCCTTCGGGCCGGGGCTTTCTGCACGGCTGTCGTGGCGATCGCTGGCGCTGTCAGCCTCGCCTCGCCGATCGCCGCCAGCGACGCCCCGCCGCTGGCCGGTCAAAAGCGGGTGCAGGACGAAGACACCAAGATCGGCCTGATGGCCCAGAA